TTTAACTCCTTTAGGCCGTAGCGGTGGCAGCGTAATACTCATGCTGGCCAAAGTTGAGCTTAACAAGCAGCTCGGGGAACTGGGTAAACACCAGCGTTGCACTAGCACCAAACGCCGCTACCGGAGCTTGATTCAGAACAACCGTCGTTGCACCAGCCGAAGCAGCCGTCGCTACAAACGATCCACTGGGGATGTACTGACCATTAGAAGCAAGCGAACCTACATCAGTACCCACGGGCAGCGCAAACGGCAGCGCCGAGCAGGTAATGGTTTCAGTAGCAATGCTAGTAAAGGTAGCGGTACCCAACGACACAGCAGTCTCCTGCACCAGACCCAGAACACGAATGGGCAGAGCCGCAGTCGTAGCTGGAGTGGCGGTGGGAGCAAGCAAGGCGTTTTTACTATTACCGGTGTTCAAGTTACCAGTGTTGTTAATGCAGGCCAGATTCTGACCAATCATCGCACGAGCACCAGAAGCAATTACGGTAGTAGCCGAGCAAACAGCCGCTTGGAACACGGTGTCAGGATCGTCACAAACATAAGCAACCGCATCACCAGCAGCCGTCGAAGCGGGCCAGTATTGCGAGAACTGCTTCTGTTTGGTCGTCGGGTTCGTGTACGAGCAACCCAGGAAAATACCAACCAGAGTACCGGCAGTGCCAGTCGAAACACTGATACGCTCAAGATTGCCGCGAACCAGGGCAACGAAGTCACCAAAGAAGATGTCAGTGCCATACGCGTACGTAATGTTGTACATACGAGTAGAGCCAGCAAACACCTGACCACCAATCAGATTGATCGGCTTTAGCCCGTAGGGGCTATCGACAACAGGGTAAGCCATTTAAAACTCCTAAACTTTGGAATCACGGCCAAATTTCACCTCTGTACGACGTTCTTTAAATACCGGCATACGAGGATCATTGTTCCGCATGAAATTGTTATCTACAGAGGTCATCTGACTTTCGGTCTGCTGTTGATAATAAGCATTCCGTTGTTCGACAAACTCTGCCGGGGTTTTGCAAAGCAACAATCCACCGATTTCAATGCTGTCCGGGAACCGGGTTTTTTCACCCATGGACATCATTTGAATCTCAGGATGCTCTGATGCTTTAACAGGTTCCCAACCTTCACGCAGTTTGGTGGAAACATTACGGGGGTCAGAACTCCCCAACGTTGCAACACGAATCCAGCGAAACTCCCAACCGGGTTCCGGGTTTGGAACAGGCAGAAGCTCTGGAGCCATCCATTGTTTCGGACGCTCTAGTTTTTCGCGGGTTTTCATCTCACGGGGGGTACGCTCATCCATTTTGTTTCCTTAGTTCTTCAGCAACCGCACGGGCATACTGCTCATTAGTCAGTCCTAACCGTTTGGCGAGGTTTTCTTGCGTTTTGGTCAGCACGATTTTTCGGGGCGCTGTGCTGCGCGTGGCTGGGGCGACAACAGGCCTGGGCTTTTCTGAGGGAGTCGCATCAGGAAAAGCACTCGGGAACGTTGATTTAAGTTCCGAATCAAGCTTTGAGTAATACTCATCACTGTTGACTTCTACACCACTTTCCGCAAGTTCTTGATGTACCGCTAAAGCAAACGCTGTCATGCGTTTATTGTTCCCAAACCAAGGATTTTTTGAAGTCCAAGCACTTACTTTGGGATCAACCTTAGGCTTTATAGGTTCATTTTGTACCGGAGTTTCAGATTTTTGTAAAGCTGGTTTGAAATTATTAACTTTATCTGCCTTTATTTTGGCAGTTGTTAATGCTTCCTGGGCTTCTACCAGCTTATCTGAATCACCCGATTCATACGCCTCTTTATATTGGCGTTTAGCTTCTTCTAATTCCCGGTTTACCACTACTTTGGCTTGTTCCAGCATGGTTTGCTGGTTCTGACCGATATTAGCTTGAAGCTTTTTATTCTCTTCTGCCAGGACTTGAGCGGCTCTAATAGCCTCTTCTCGCTCAAGAATAGCAGCTTCTTTTGCCCGCCGTTCTTCGTGATAGCCCTTAGAGAAATGTTGAATACGCTTTTTTACTCCGTCTGAATATTGAGCCAGTTCTTCATCAGTAACTTCAGCAGGCTCTTCTTTCATTGGAGGTCGATTACGATCCTCTTCTGGAGTATCGTCCTCAACTTCAATAATCAGCTCTTCCTCTTTCTTGGCTTCCGGCTTTTCATCCGGGAATTTAAATTCTTGTTTGTCCATGATTAAGCCCTCGAAATGCCACGGGGATCTTCAACTACACCCTCGACACTATCGTCGTTGATGAGCCTGAATTCACGCCCGTGAATTTTGATTCGGGTTCCTGTATTTGGACGAACCAATACAAAATCACCGACCTTGCATGAAGGGCCACTTGGGAATCGTTCTTTGTCTTTATAACAATCTGGTCCCATAGAAACTACAAATAGGACCGGGGACATAACTTCTTCAAAGTGGATGGTCTGCCCACTTTTTGCCAGCCCGCTTTCATACTCATCTTCAATCTCTGGTAAAGCACAGAGAATGTGATATGTCGAAGGTTTGGGTAGCTGTTTAGCCTTTTGCTCGGCTGTTTCAGGTAGATATGTTGGCACGGCATTTTCGCCGGTTGAGATCAAAAGCTCACTCATCGTCAAACTCCAGTTTACGCACAAGGTCGGTTAGGATGGAATGAGCGAAGGAAAGACCTTGGATTTCCCCCGCCATTGCCTTGTATTCGGGAAAATCTCGCGCCGAACCTTCAGCAAGCGCATTCTTGAGAGTTTCCCGACGATGCTCTAATTCTTTTAGAGCTAATTGGATGTGATTCATCGTTTAGTCATGTGCTTCAACATATCTGTCCTCAATTTCTTATCTTGTTGTGCAGCCTGATTATTAAGCCTTGCAGCTTCCTTTTGAGCATCAATAGCAATCCGCTCTTGTTCAAGCTGGATCTTTTTCTGAGCTATTTCAAAATCTCTTTGAGAATCCGCTTCTTTTCTTTGAAGCTCTTGGGCTCTTAACTGTAGTTCAGCTTGCTGCATTTGAAGCATTGGGTTTTGAGCCATCTGTTGGGCTTGTTGCTGTTCTGCCCGGGCTTGATTGGTTGTTAGAAGCTGTTGTGCTGCCTGGGCTACCAACCTGGAGATTTGAACTTCCGCTTCTTCTGGAAGCTCAGCATCCGGGGCTGTCATCGGAACACCCAGTTGCTCTTCAATATCCCGGCGATATTTAAACGCCATGTGCTCTGCCACATGAGCCATGATCGCGCCCTGCATCTGTTGAGCCATCGGGCTCTGACCAATCATGGCCATAATCGATGGATCTCTTAGAAGCGCAGTATGGGTTTGGATATGAGCGTCGTGGTCTTGGTAAATAAACGCTTTTGTTGGCTTTCCAGTTAGGAAACTCATGTTTTCACTAATTGGGTCCCTGGGCTTTTGATCATCCTTCAGAGGAATCAACTTATCGGCGTTCTTAACTCCAAGAACCTCGAGCATCTGCCTGTGAAGCTGGGGCAGGTCATAGATCTGTGGAGCACCCTGTGCAAGCTGTAGAGCAGCTTGGTATTGCATGATCCTTTGAGCCATGGTGGCTGCATTAGGATCACTGACAGGGATAACTTCGACTAGGTCATAGTCAGATTGTTTGACAGCCCGGTTTCCACCTTCAGGAACATAGCTGTAATCCGGCGGCATGTAGTCCCGGATAATCTGTTTAAGAAGCCTAAACTCCATTCTCAGGCTGGAATGAATCCTCGCCTGGACAGCACTCATGGTTTTGAGCTGTCTTTCTAGAATAGCCAGCGTCGTACCTACCGGAGCCTGTGCTGACATATCACTGATCTTCAAATCAGCAATACCAACCAGCCTTCTTGCATCGTCGGTGATCTTTTCCAAGAGCATCGACAGAACCTGACTAGGCTCTTTATACGGCAGAGCCATGATGTTGTCTCGGATAGACCCAGACGGCACATCAACGTCCCTAAATTCACCCGGTGCAATTGGGGTGTCATCCCCTTTAACCCTCAAACCACGGGTTTTCATACCACCCGGCAGGTTAGAAAGGGTTCCAGCGTCCACTAACTGCCTAATAATTGAGGTTCCAGCCCTCGCATACCCACCAATTAGGTGGATATAGCCCAATCCATACGCTCCAAACCCAGGAATAAAGTTGTATTGAACAAAATGCTGGCGTTTGGTCTTCAATTTATCGCTTTGTTTCCAGTTTCTGCGGATTGAAAGCGTCTTGCATGACCCTTTTTCGACCGTAATTACATAAGGAAGGGCAATCCCATCCTCATCTTCAAAGCCTTTTAGGTCCCAATCAACGTGAATCTCGAGAATCCTGTATCGATCATCATCATTGATGCTGTATCCCTGGTCTTCAGCCTTCTTTTTCTCCAGATCTGTGAAGATTCTGGTGGGCTCACCCAGGTCTATATCTCTATAAACACCTGAAACCTGGAGCTTTTTTAGATCATTCTTGGTCTTACGCATGATGTGTGCAACACGTTCAGCGCTATACACATCTGATGCACCATAAGGCATGACAATGTCTTCTGCCGGGATGTATGGGGCAGTCTGCCTTCCTGATGAGGTGTCGTAGTAAACCTTCTTAAACGCTGATCCGGCGAGCCCAAGTGAGTACAAAAGCCTTTCATGCTCTGGCCTGTACTCAATCATCTCTTCTGTAAGCCTGAAGTTCATGTCAGCCTGAACCCGGGCTGCAGCTTCTTCATTCAACTTTGTCTCTTCCCCAATAATCTGGGTCCTAACAGGACCCTGGGCAGGGAAAGTTTCAGTGATCATCTCTGACTGAAACCTAATAGCAGCTTCAGTCAACAACGGGCTATACACACCACAAGCACCCAACCAGGGTTCTGCCCGCTCTTCATACTTCATACCCAAAACTTCTAGACCTTTTACATACATCTCTTCCCAGTCTTTGCGGGAATTAAGGTCTGCATCTACCAATCCAATCAAATCATTAGCCAGAGTATCGAGATCTTTCTCATCCATGTACTCAGCTAGATTGGCATCAAAATCTTCTGCCGTTTCTTGCTCAGGCTCAAGAATTAACTCAAACCCATTAGCATTAATTGATACCGACTCAGGATCTTCAATCTCAATCTCTATTTCCCCGCCTTCCATGGGGACCATAGGAAACAACGCTTTATCAATGTCCATGATCTACCTCAGTAATATTCAACCTTACGGGGAATGATTGGGTAATCTTCTTCATCAGATGCGACCGTCAAAAACCCGCCTTTTCTAAATCGCATCAAAGCCTGAGATGCAGAGTCAGTTAAGTCGTCATGATCCCCATTAGGAAATGACGCCATCTCTTCAACTACTTCCTCTGCCCACCTTCTATCTGGCCTCCAAATAACACCAGACGCAAATAAATCCGCTACAGAGTTCACCCGCGCAATCTTATCCTGTCCTTTGTACGGCGTATATTCCGACAACGGAATCCCCATCCTGGTTAATTCATAAACCAAAGGCGCACCAGCTGCCCTCTTCTCAATAATTAAGGTGTCAGGGTCCCATTCTTGCCAAAGCTCATAAGCCTTCTTCTTAAGCTCTGGAAACTCTAACCTTCCCTTATACGCATCTAAAAGAATCACATTAGGACTCTCTATACCCTTCTCATTCGGCCTGTAAAAAACTCCCCAGGTCGTACAAGCTGAATAGTCTGCCCTGTTGTTCTTCTCAAATGCGGTATCCCAGCTCTGAATAATGTACTCACATGCAGGAGGATCTTCCGCCTCCCACATCCTCCAATACTCCCGCTTGATAATCGCATTACCCTCAGATGTCGGGTTCTGCTGATACTGAGCCTCCCACTTCGATACCGGGATCTCAGCCTTAATAGCCTCTAACTCTTCCTTCTTCCAAAACCCAGGCCATAACGGATTTCCAGAAGGCAAGATCGCAGGAAACTCAATGACTTCCCAGTCATCAGTCCCGTCTTTAGACGAATTCTTAAGAATCTGACCGGCTAGGTCTTTTTTTGACCAGCGAGTCATAACAATGATGATGGCTCCCCCAGGTTGTAACCTCTGCCTGGGCCCAGAGGTGTACCACTCATACACCCCGTCATACACAGCAGGATTCCCCTGCTTAGCCTCTTGCTCACTATGCGGATCATCAATAATCAATACATCCGCACCCTTACCCGTCACAGCACCACCAACACCAATAGCAAAGTACTCACCACCCTGCTCTGTACTCCACCTTCCAGCAGCCTTTGAATCAGAAGACAACTTAGTATTAAACACAGTCTTGTAATGCTCAGACTGAACTAAGTTCCTAACCTTTCTACCAAAACCAACTGCCAACTCAGCTGTATGTGCCGTCTGAATAATCTTCTTCTTTGGAAACTTACCCAGGAACCAAGCTGGCAATAAATAACTGGCAAATTCACTTTTTGTGTTGTGAGTGCAGATGTACCCGTCACCCGCCAAAAACAATCCATCCTCTCGATCAACCTTAATACATTGTGTATCACCAGTTTGGCCTAGCTTTTCAATCTTTATGTATCTGCCAAACCCTGGACTTTTCTTAAGAGTTCTATTTTCTTTCCTGGGCAAAAAGGCAACGTCTGATGCATAGAAAGATACCTTCCAGGTTGGACCGTAATCTTTTCCATTAAGTGTAGCCCTGGACTCTAACAAGTTGGCTTTGATACCAAGACTATGGATTAACTGTTGAACTTGTTGAATTAATTTTTTGTTGCTTTGTGCAAAGAAACACTGCCCAGCTTTACTGATATTCCCGTCAGTGTCCATCAACCCTTTTAACAAATCCCGGCGTTGCTGCTCACTACCAAGCAAATAAACATCTGGTATGTGCTTGTTTTCTAACAAGCCAGCATTCTTAAGCTTGACCTTGAAATTTAAGATGCCAAAGGTGAATTTGGTTTTTTGATCGGTTGTCTTATATCCGCGCCTTTCTATCTCTGGCCTAATCAAAGCTGCATCGTCATCATGCATCGTGATAACAGCCTGAGAACTACTTCCATCTCCAAGCCATACACCCAACACATACGGATCTATAGGAAGATCTAA